TAATGTCAAATAATACAAGAAAAGATATAAAGTATATTAATAAAGACTTTAGTAACTTTAGACAATCTCTAATAGAGTTTGCAAAAAGTTACTTCCCAAATACATACAATGATTTTAATGAAACATCTCCAGGTATGATGTTTATTGAAATGGCTGCCTATGTAGGAGACGTTCTTTCTTATTATACAGATAATCAACTAAAAGAAAGTTTATTATCATATTCCCAAGAAAGATCGAACTTATTACAGTTAGCTCAGGAACGTGGATATAAACCAAAGAATTCTGTACCGGCAACTGTAAATTTAGATGTATTTCAATTATTGCCAGCAATACAATCTGGTTCTATATACTATCCTGATTGGAATTATTCTTTATCGATAAATCAAGAAATGATCGTTAAAGCTACGAATTCTAATATACAATTTAGAACAATTGAACCAGTAGTTTTTACTTCTGCATCTATTACTAAAACTGGCGGAGATTCTTTATCAGTTTATCAAGTAGATTCTAGCAATAACCCAGTTTATTATTTATTAAAAAAACAAGTAAAAGCTGTTGCTGGAACAATTACAACTCAAACATTTACATTCGGAGCTCCAAAAAGATACGATAAAATTATTTTAACTGATACTAATATAATTGAAGTTTTAGATATTATAGATTCTGATGGAAATACTTGGTATGAAGTTCCTTATTTAGCGCAAGATACTATTTTTGATGAAATTAAGAATGACCAATATGCAAATGTAAATTATACATCATCTAATGGTGTTGCTCCATACTTATTAAAACTTAAAAAAGTATCTAGAAGATTTGAAACAAGAGTTAATGGAGATAATACAATTACAGTTCAATTTGGAGCAGGTGTATCTACATCAGCAGATGAAGAATTAATACCTAATCCAGATTTAGTTGGAAGTTCGTTATATTCTCCAAATTTTGATTATTCAATTGACCCTAGTAATTTTTTATATTCTAAAACATATGGTTTAGCACCTGCAAATACTACATTAACAGTAAGATATACAACAGGTGGAGGAATTGAATCAAACGTTCAAGCAGATACATTAACCACTATTGCTGGAGTTACATTTGATTCTGACGGATCGGGTTTAAATCAAGCTTTATTTACTAGAATAAAAAATTCAGTAGCCGTAAACAATCCAGTACCAGCAGTTGGCGGAAAGAGCTTAGAAAGTATTGATGAAATTAGATTTAATGCAATTGCAAATTTTGCTTCTCAAAACAGAGCAGTAACAGTTGAAGATTATATTGTAAGAGTATATGCAATGCCACAAAGATTTGGTTCGGCAGCAAAAGCATATATTTTACAATCTAAAGATAAGGTGACTGATAAAGGTGTTGTTACATCTAATCAATTAGCAATGGATTTATATGTATTGGGATATGATTTAAATAAAAATTTAACACCATTAAATTTAATCATTAAATCTAACTTGTCTACATATTTAGAACAATATAGAATGATTACAGATGCTATTAATATTAAAGATGCATATATCGTAAATATCGGATTAGAGTTTAGTATAGTAGTATTACCAGGATATAACAGTAATGAAGTATTATTAAAATGTATTTCTAAATTAAAAGACATTTTTGATATTAATAAATGGCAAATCAATCAACCAATTGTTTTATCAAAATTATATGCAGAATTAGATAGAGTTGATGGTGTTCAAACAGTATCAAATATTACAATCAACAATTTAACAGGAGGCGATATAGGATATTCAAATAATAAGTATGATATTGCGGCTGCTACAAGAAACGGTGTAATTTATCCTTCATTTGATCCTTGTATATTTGAAATCAAATACCCGAATAAAGACATTAAAGGTAAAGTAACTAGTTAAATAATTAAATAATGATTTATCATTTATATTCAGATCAAGACGCAACGATATACGAAAAAGAACCGACATTAAATGCTGGTTTAGACGAAGTATTGGAGTTAGAAAAAGTTGTTACTAGTACTAGTATTATTGAAGTATCTAGAATCTTAATAAACTTTAATGCTAGTCAATCAATTGCTAGTTTAAGAAGTCAAGGATTGATTTCTACCGGAAGTTTAGTTTCTACATTAAAATTATATAGTTTAGAAGCTATTGATGTACCGGTAGATTATACCGTTGCTTGTTACCCAGCATCTCAATCATGGACAAGAGGAACAGGAAAAGTAAGTTATATACCATTTTTAACTGATGGTGTTTCATGGCAATATGCAACAGCATCAACCCCATGGATAACTGGTTCATTTGCTGCGGGTGTTACGGGTTCGTATTTAGTAAATAAAATGGGAGGAAATTGGTATACAGTATCAGAATCTAAACAAACATTTACTTATTCTCCTTTAAGACAAGATCTAAATTTAAATGTATCTAATATCGTAAATTCTTGGTTAAGCGGTTCTATTAAAGAACAAGGATTTATAATTAAAGTGTCCGGCTCATTAGAATATGATACTCAAACTTACGGCCCTATTCAGTTTTTTAGTAATGAAACAAATACAGTTTATCCTCCTAGATTAGAATTAGCATGGGACGATTCTTTATTTGTAACGGGTTCATTACCTGCATTATCAACTGATAGATATACAATTATAACAAAAAATCTTAATAAACAATATGATGAAAATTCAGTTGATATAGTAAGATTAATATCAAGACCATTATTTCCTGTTAGAACATTTGCAACGGGAAGTGCATATAATATTGTGCAATATCTTCCAAGAACCACATACTATGGCGTAGAAGATTTTTATACGGGAGAATCTTTAGTTCCGTTTAGTGACTATACTAAAGTAAGCTGTGATAGCGCAGGCAATTATTTTAAATTTAATTTTAATATACTTCAAAAAAATAGATTTTATAGATTTGTTTATAAAGTAAATAATAATGGGTTAACAAAGTATTTTAAAACCGATGAGGTTTTTAGTGTAATATAATATGGCAAGAAATAGTTTAGGACAGTTTATAGTTCAAGAAAGTGGTAGTAGTGTTGTTAGCATTAAATGTGATGAATTATATATCACAAAAACTCAGTATGATCTTTTTTTATTAGATAATAAAGAATTTACAGAATTAACACCTACAATTGATAAAGATGCTTTAATTAATTCATTAACAAATGAAATTACCGGATTAAATAATCAAATTAACGTATTTAAAACAAATTTAACTCAAGAGCAAATAAATTCTAGAGGTGGGTGTAATGTAGGTATTAGAATATCATCATCTGCAGCACCAAACAAAACATATAACGGTAAATTTTATGGCGAAAGCATTGGATTTGATATTTTATCAAGCCCAGACGGTATATATTATAATGCTATACAAACTAATGGTAAGTCTACATATAACGTAACTGATAAAGGGGCTACATTATATAAAGATGCTCAAAGTAGAGGGTATTATACTTTAAAGGCTACTATAAAATATCGATATAGATATGTAGGATTAAATACAATTAATCAAGATAATGCTACAACTAAAATACAATTTTGGAAGTTTACAAATGGAAGCTCATCTCCAATCGGCGGCGGTGTTGAAAGAGAAGATAATATAGCATTTACATATAAACCTGGTGATACTACCAAATCATTTACAATAAACTTATTAGATACAAACCAAGGATTAGGAGGTGAGACAGATTTAATTTATTTACCTGTACTAAAAATGCCAGATAATTTTATAATGGAAATACTTCCTGGGTCGACATTTACAATATTACCAGAATAACAAATGCTTATAGATAATTTACTTCAAACAGATAAACCAATTTACGACCCTGGATTTAATAATACTGATTTATTAATAGCAGGTCAAGTAAACACTAAAATACCTACTGCCTCAATTAGCAAATATGAAGTAAATATATATTCTTTTAATGGTATATTACTTGAAAGCTATATACAAAATAATCCAGTTCTATTTAGAAATACATCTGCAAGCAAATATTTAGATATTAACTTATCTACATATTTTGATCAAAGCAATTTAAATTCTGGTAAGTATTATTATATAGTTAATTCTTACGGTACAGTAATGGACCGACTTGTAGTAGAAGAAATTTCGTCTACAAGAACAGAGATTAGATTATTAAAGAGTAGAGAAAAGAGCTTTATTGCAATTGAACTACCGACGGAAATACCAATGGCAGGTGTTGTAACTACACAAACTGTTGAAGAAACAAATACAACGCAAACTGCACCTAATATTGTACCTACTGATTTTGATAATTATTTAATTTATAAAAATACAAATCCACGATTATCTCAATTTAAAAATATATTTCTTAATTTTGGACAAAATAGACTTTATAGAGTTATTAATATTGAAAACTTTGGTGCTCCGACATATGAAATACTAATTAAATTATACGAGCCTCTACCAATTGATATTGATATTAAACAGCTTTGTCAACTTGATGAAGTTTATTTTAGTTATGGAGATGTAGCAGAATATATTCAAAATGTAGAAATTGTAGACCCTACAATACAAATTAAAGGTCCTAATTTTAATATTGATGTAGATTTTTATAAAAATTCAACTACGGGCTTTCAAACATGGAATGATTTATTAGATGTAAATTTATCTACATCACAACAAATTATTGATTCATATTTTGGAGAATCATTACAAGGTATTAAGTTAAATATTGATTATAGTAAGCCAGAACAATTTGTATTTTATAGTTCTGCAGAAGAAAGATTTAATAACTTTTATTATAAGATACAATTAATAGAAGATTACAATAAGCAATTAATTGCTCTTAACAATATTAATCAATCTATAAAATCTTCAAATATTATTGACGTCACTAAAAAGCGTAATAAAATAATTACAGGCTTTGATGATTTTGAAAAGTATTTATATTTTGGTACTGAATCTGGAAGTTTATATACATTTTATACCGGAAGTGTAGCTACTTGGCCTAAAACAACTACGGGTAGTTTAAATTGGCTAGAAGCATATAACTATTGGGTTGATACTTATTCTACCGGTTCATTAAATACCAATATTGGATATAACTTACAAAGTACTACATCTACAATTGTAAAAACATACGCAGAAGATACAATAGCAATATTACGAGAATATGATAAAAATAATATCAGTTCTTTATTAAAAACAGTACCGGCTAGTCTTACTCTAGACGAAAGTAACTCGGAATATTTTGTATTTGTAAATATGATAGGTCATCATTTTGACATTATCTATACATATATTAATCATTTAAGTTCAATACATTCTAGAGAAGAACATCCCTTAGATGGTATTAGTAAAAGTTTATTAACTGATGTTGCAGATTCTTTTGGATGGAAATTAGTTAATTCTAAAAAGAAAGATAGTCTTTGGAGATACATAACTGGATTAAATTCTGATGGAAATTATCTTCAAACAGGAAGTTTAACTCCGACAATTTCTACGGAACAATATACCTTAGAAATTTGGAATCGTATTGTAAATAACTTACCTTACTTATTAAAAACAAAAGGAACAAAACGTTCTATTCAAGCTTTAATGTCTTGTTATGGAATTCCTTCTACTGTTATTAATATTAAAGAATTTGGAGGGCCTACAAAAAATAATATACAACCAGATTGGCAAATGGATAAGTTTATTTATTCTTTAGAATTTGGAAATAATACGGGGTCTATAACAATTCCATGGGATACATTAACAACAACAAATAGAACACCAGATACAGTTCAGTTTAGATTTAAACCAGATACTAGTGTTGCATTATATCCTCGTACATTATTAAGAACAAATAACTCTGGTAATCCATATTTTTATATAACATATGATCAGCCAAATAGTTATAATTCTAAAGAAGGACAATTAACATATTATCTACTTCAACCAGATTCTACATATGTAAGTGCATCTCTTAATAACATACCAATGTTTAATGGAGATTGGACGTCGGTTAGTATTCAACGAACTTATTTACCAACTTCATCAACATCATATGTATCTGCATTTAAAACAAGAGTAGCTAGTAGCGCTGGGACATTAGAAGCAGAAAGTTGTTTAACATCTACAATAAGTAGTTTAATAACTTTAGATTCTATATCATCATTTACAATTGGTGCTGTTGTTAAGAATTATGATAAAATAATTTATAATTCTTATAGCTCCGTAACCGGGTCTAATTTGTACTATAATCTAACCTCGAATATCATAATAGGGTCTGCTAGTTTTGGCACGTCTAATAAAGCATTTGATGGTAATTTAAATGAGTTTAGGTATTGGTCGTATTTATTAAATAATGATTCGATGGTCCAATATGCTAAGAATCCATTATTTTACGGAGGTAATGCAGATCAAGATGCTTATGATTATTTAAGTTTTAGATTACCATTATCTTATTTAATAACAACAACCGGAAGTTATCCATCAGTTCATCCTAATCAAAGTATTTCAAGTTTTATAAGTGCAGCTTCAGCAGCAACATTTAACGGATTTCAAGATGGAGATTTAGGAGGAGAAGATTATACAACATATGTAGTTACTCCTAGTTTAGGAAGCGATAATTTATATTCTACAAAAATAAGAGTAGTATCAAATTCTTTAACTAGCTCATTAAACCCAGAACATACTGCGGAAACCTTAACGTCTGAACAAACACCAAAAGATACTAATGTAGTAGGTATTTATTTATCTCCACAAGACATGGTAGATTCTGATATTTACAATCAGTTAGGATATTTTGATATTGACGATTATGTTGGAGATCCAGCAGATCAAAACTTATCTTATTATACTGATTTAAGAACAGTACAATATCAGTATTGGAAAAAGTATAAAGATAAAAATAATATGCCGGAACTATTAAGACTTTTATCGGTATATGATTATTCTTTCTTTGATCAATTAAAGCAATTATTACCAGCTCGTGTATCTTTAGATAATAGCATTAAGATTAGACCGAATGTATTGGAGCGTAGTAAATTTACTATTTTAGACGATGTTGTTGCTACAACTCCTATGTATGATAAGACAATTAATGTTAATGATTATGTAATTCTTACGGGAGAATATCCAGTATATAGCGCAAGCATCGATTACACAGAGCAATTAGAAAAAGCAGGATTATATAACTATAGTTCTAGTAAATATGTTACGGGTTCTGGAGTTGTCGATATGATGGTAAGATTTGAACCTACAGGTACAATTGTATTACAAAATACATTATCATTAACAAGACAAGTATTTTATCCTATATATTCAACAGAAGAAAGTGCAAGTTTTGGAAGATATAATTCAAGTAGTTATTATAGAGCTGCGGAGGTTCAAGATTATAATTATGCATTAAGTGCATTTAGAAGAAGATCATTTGAAGGAACAAAAATATCAGCTCCGGGATATGGAGTTAATAGTTCAGACTTATCTGATAATTCACCAATAATTTCTATAAAAATAGTTAAACCAGGTACAATAAGAAATAATCCTTCGATAATAACATCACCAATACCAAAACAAGGAGCGATAATTACACCAACAAATCCATCTGCAGGCACTAGAAATAATCCACTACCACCTGTTAAGGAAGCTCCGAAACAATTACCGACAGCAGGTCAAGTAACAAATACAAGAAATACGACATTGCCAAGGGGTGGGGGTTAATGATATATATTTAATATTGTATAAAAAATTAATCTTAACATATAATTATTTAAAATAAGAAGATAACACATTATGGGATATTTAAATAATGCTAGCGTAACTGTAGACGCAATATTAACTACAAAAGGCCGTGAATTACTTTCGAAAGGAGGTAATACTAACGGTTTAGATATTAAATACTTCGCATTAGGAGATGATGAAGTAAATTATGATTTATGGAATCCGGCTAATCCATTAGGAAGTGATTACTATGGTATTATTATAGAGAATATGCCAGTATTAGAAGCTTCTCCAATTCCGGAGCAGAATTTAAAAAGTAAATTATTGACGTTAGCGAAAGATACTAAAACTTTAGCATTTCTTACTAATATACAACAACAAACGTTAAATAATACAAATAATAAACAATTTGCTCTTACGCCAAGTGTGTCTAATGGTAATAATAATACATTAGGTTATAATGTTTCATATGATAAAAGATATCTTAGATTTATAGGCGGTACTCCAGCATTATCAAACCAAACTATCTCAACATCAGCAATTGGAGATTCAGTAACATCCCCTTCTAACACGGATATTATAACAAGAACAGGATTAACTTTTAGATTTGAAGTAGTAGTACCAGCTACTTTACCTGCAGGTACTACAACAGTTAATACCCAAATAATTGTTGAGGGTAATGAATTAGGTGGAAGATCATCAATACCAGTAAATATAACTTATACAATAGCAATTCAAGGGGCATAATTAAAAATATAAATAATGGATCAAACATTTAAAGCATTAAATACACCAGCTGATATAGTAACTAATAATAATCAAATAGTTACGTCACCATTATGGGCAAACAATGTAGGTACATTAACTACATATTATACTAGCTCATTAATGACTTCTACACAAAAACAATATTATTATGATGTTGTTAGTGATATTAGTACTAGTGCAAGTGGGCAATTTGCAGTTACATACGGAAATAGATTAGGAAGTGGAAGTTATTCTGGAGGCGGTTCATTAAATGATTCTCCTACAAGAGCTATTTATTCACAATATAAAAATATTTTATTATCTCCTACAGATACACAATTTACATTTTATGGAGGAGTTAATTCTAATAACATTTATGTAATTGCCGTTAACAGAGCAAGATTAAAAGAAAGATTAAATGCAGGTACATGGCAACTAAATTTAGCAGAATTAAATGGAAGAAGCTTTGCTAATGCAGCATATACCGGAAGTAATGTTCAAGTATCTAGTTCAAATAAAGTAATTAATTTAATTGATGACAGTAATACAACATCTACATTAAGTTCAGGAAATGGTGGTAAAGTATATAATATAGTATCTGGTTCAGTAAATAATGGTATATTTGGTGGAAGTATAAATTCAGCATCAGCATATGGTTTAGTTTACCCAGATTTAGGATTATTAGTATTAAATGGAGATATGTTAAATTCTCAACTTTCATTTAATACAGTAACGGCTTCTTATACAGTAACTGGTTCATCTGCAGTACCAGGCGGAGATAATGCTTGGAAATTATATACATCTATTTCAGGAGCAGCTGCAATCAGTGCAGCGAATGGGTTTACTGCTAGAAGTCAAGAATCAATTAAGTCTCAAATAGTATTTGTAAGAGCATTTAATAATGAATATAATTTTTCAAATAACCCGACATTCGTAACTGGGTCAAATAATACATTAGCTCAACCTACGATGTATGGAGATCCTAGAGTTTATATTACAACAGTTGGTTTATATGATGCAAATTATAATTTAGTTGCTGTAGCAAAATTGAGCAGGCCTTTACAAAAATCTTTTGATAAAGAATTATTAATTAAAGTTAAATTAGATTTCTAAGAAATACGAAGAAAGCTCCTTTATTGGAGCTTTTTTACTGAATATATTATCTTATCGATATTTATAATAAAGGTAAGAATTAATGGCAGAATATAAAATAATAAGTTCAATACAAGATTCAAATATAACTACATATACTGCTCATAAGAACTGGAATTTTACATCTCAATCTTTTACTGACTCAAGATTTAAATATTTGCGTGGCATTTATTCAAATAAATACGTAACTATAAGTGCATCATCTGCAATCGGAGAACTTCAAAATTCTGACGGAAGTTATATGAAAAATACATATATAGGTATTAATCATTTATACTATTCTTATTATCCAAACTTTGGATATGTTAGTTATCCTATAGGAAGTTTTATTAGAAATTTAAATAAAGAATTAGTAACATATTCTGTTCCGAGAATTAAAACGGGTTATGAAATAAAACCTGGTAGTTTATCTTTAACAGTTACTGGAAACGCTAATGAAACAATTACTTTACAAGATAATGGTAATTACGAATTAATAGATACTAGAATTAACACATCAAGCTTTGCATCAAATAGCATTATTTATCTAGGATTTAATAATGGATTTGATTTAAGTTATATTCCAGATAACTATTACTCTAAAGATATAAGTTATACTACGGGTATTAGTAGTAGTAATTACACTCATGGATATCAAGCTAATTTTAACGGGTCTTCATCATATATACAAGTTGTAGATAATTTAGATAATTGGTTTAATACTTTTGATAATGACTTTGCAATATCATTTTGGATTAATCCATCATCAACCGCAACTACACAATCAATTATATCTAAAAAATGGTTAAATAATACATTATTACAAGCATATCCATTTGATATATTTTATACTAGTGCATCTATTAATTTTAAACGATCGGATAGCAATTTAACAATTACCATATCATCTGGTTCAATAAATACAAATACTCAACACCATATTGTTTGTCAAAAAACCGGAAGTGTTTTACAAATATATAAAAATGGAAGTTTATTAAATTTTGGAACTGATACAACAAAAGAAAAAGTATCAAACAAAAGTAGTATATATTTAGGAGCAGCAAATACAGCAGGACTAACACCATTTAGTGGAAGTTTAGATGAAGTGAGGTTTTATAGTAAAGCACTAACTCAAAGTGAAATAACATCATTATCTACAATAACTGATACAAATTATTCAGCGCTTCAAACTAATAAAGTTGGAAATATATTTTATGATCAAGGAATGACAGTTTATTCTCCTTATCAAAACGAATTAATTTCATCATCATTCACAAGAGACTTTACTTTATCATATAAAAGTAGTTTAGATATAGAACAATCAAAATACTATATCAATGTTCCTATGAATGATTTTAATACAAGTACCAATCCTTCATTATATGATTCTACAGGGTCACTTCTTTCATTCGCAACTGGGTCTGATTTTAATCCATATATAACAACAATTGGATTATATGATACAAATTATAATTTAGTAGCAGTTGCAAAATTAGGATCACCAATACCAAAAAGAAACGACATTGATCTAAACTTTGAAGTAAGATTTGATAGATCATAAAAATAAAATATAAGTTATGGCAAAAAAGAAATTTTCAATAAGAGCATTAGCTCGTAAACATGGATATCGTTCTGGATTAGAAGATCAAATATCAGAGCAACTTAAGTTCACAGGAAAAACATGGAGTTATGAATCCGAAAAATTAAAATATACTGTACCAGAAAGAATAGCAACATATACTCCTGATTTTATTTTAATAAAAAAAGATGGAAGTAAAATGTATATTGAAACAAAAGGTAGATTTACCACGGCAGATAGAAAAAAGATGAAGTTAGTAAAAGAAGCTAATCCAGAATTAGATATACGTCTTTTATTTCAAACTCCAAACAACAAAATCATTAAGACATCTAAAACTACCTACGCAGATTGGGCAGCTAAACACGGATATCTTTGGGCAGCTAAAGAAATTCCTACTAAATGGCTAGAAGAATAGAAAATTTTTATTATATTATCTTAGATGGATAATACTAAATTAGTTTCTTCTGTAGAGTCAATATTAGGTAAAGGTAGAAAAACCTCAAATGGTAACGTAGCATATCACTGTCCATTTTGTAACCATCATAAACGTAAATTAGAAGTACAAATGATTATTAATTCTAAAGGAGAAAATCCTTGGAATTGTTGGGTATGTCAAAAAAAGGGAAAAAAATTAGTTAATCTTTATAAACAATTAAATGCTGGTTATGATAAAATTGTAGAGCTAAATAAAGCATTAGGAGTTGTTACTAAAGATATTAATAGTTTATTTACGGAATATTCAAACTATACATCAACCCACTTATCATTACCTACAGAATATAAGTCTTTTTTAGAAGCAGATAATACTCCTAATTACAGAAATGCTTTAAAATATTTAAGAGAAGATCGTGGATTTACAAATTTTGATATTATAAAATATCATCTAGGATTTTGCGAAACAGGACAATACAGACATAAAATTATTATTCCTAGTTATAATTTATCCGGAAGTTTAAATTTCTTTGTTGGTCGAGATTTTTATGGTTCTGATTTTAAACATAAAAATCCAAATGTAAGTAAAGATATAATAGGGTTTGAATTATATGTGAACTGGAATTTACCCGTAGTATTAGTTGAAGGCGCGATTGATGCAATGACAATTAAAAGAAATGCTATTCCATTATTTGGAAAGACTATTCCAGATGAACTTAGAAAAAGGTTAGTGGAAAAGAAAGTAAAAGAAATTTATATTTGTTTAGATAAAGATGCTCAAAAACAAGCATTAAATGTAGCAAATGAATTTATGGATGAAGGTATTATAGTTTATTTTGTAGACCTTCAAGAAAAAGATCCAAATGAAATTGGATTTGAACGAATGATTAAAATTATTAAAGAAACAAAACCTTTATCATTTGCAGATTTGATAAAGTATAAATTAAATATATGATTAAAATTCATAAAATAAATAATAAAATAACTAATATTCAATATATTATTCATATTGCAGATATTCATATTCGCTTACAAAAGCGACATGAAGAATATCGTACAGTATTTTCTAGATTATATGATTATTGTAAAAACTTTAAATCTAATAATCCAAATACAATTATTTATGTAGCCGGAGATATAGCTCATTCTAAGACAGATATGTCGCCTGAGCAAATAAATATGATTCAAGACTTTTTTAGGTCCTTAGCAGATATTACAGATACAATTGTAATTACTGGTAATCATGATATGAATTTAAACAATAAAACTAGATTAGATGCATTAGAGCCTATTATTAATGCTCTTAATCATTCTAATTTATTTTATTTAAAAAATACCGGTGTTTATGAATTAGGTAATGTTTATTTTAATGTAATGGGTGTAGCTGATAGACCAGTAACATTTATTAAAGGAATAGATATACCAAACGATAAAATTAAAATTGCTCTTCATCATGGTGCAGTAAATCAAGCTTCGACAGCCGTTGGATTTCAATTAACAAACGATCATGTAAATACAGAAACATTTGCAAACCACGGAATTACATTATTAGGAGATATACATAAATTTCAATACTTAGATTCTAATAAAACTATTGCATACGCTTCTAGTCTTATTCAACAAAATTTTGGAGAGACTTTAGATTTTCATGGATTAATGATTTGGGATGTTAATACAGCTCAATCTAAATTTATAGAAGTAGAAAATGATTATGGGTATGTTACTTTAGAAGTTAGTAATGGTATTATAACATCATACCCAGCAAAATTTCCAAAAAAACCTAGAATTAAATTAAAAATTCAAAATACAACATCTTCTCAAATAAAAACAATTATAGCAGATTTAAAATCTAAATATAATGTTCAAGATATCGTAACACAAAAAGTAAAAGATTTTCATAAAGACAATTCCAATACAACAAAAATATCTTTAGGTAATGTTAGAGATGTAGAATATCAAAATACAATACTAACAGATTATTTAACAAATCGTTTAGATATTGATGAAGATGAAATTTTAGATGGCGTACGTCATATTAACAGGATAATTAACTCTAAACTACAAAGTGCAGATATTCCTAAAAATATAACATATAATCTTATGAAATTTGAATTTTCAAACATGTTTAGTTACGGAGAAAATAATGTTATAGATTTTAGTCAAATGAATGGAATTTATGGATTATTTGCTTCTAACAGAAGTGGTAAAAGTTCATTATTAGATTCATTATTATATTGCATTTTTGATAAATCTACAAAAACAGATAAAGCAGCTTATGTTTTAAATAATAAAAAAGATTCATTTTCTTGTAAATTAGAAATAGAAATTAACAATAAAAAATACTTTATTGAACGTTCCGGAGTAAAACAAAAATCAGGCCATGTTAGAGTAACTGTTAGTTTTTATACATTAGATGATGCGGGTCAAGTAGTTTCATTAAACGGCCAAGAGCGTGATGAAACAAATGCCATTATTAGAACATACTTAGGGACATATAAAGATTTTATCTTAACTTCAGTAATCGCTCAAAATAACAATACTGGCTTTATTGAAATGACTCAAAAAGAACGTAAAGATTTATTATCACAATTTTTGGATATTAATATTTTTGATGATTTACAAAAAATTGCAGCAGAAGAAATTAAAGATGTACATGCTCTTTTAAAAGATTTACAAAAACAAGACTTTGGTGGTCGTATTTCTGAAGCAGATTCTATTATAAAAGAAAATGAAAAATCTCATAAAGAATTAGATGGTAAACGTTTAATATTAGAAGAAAGTATAACAAAGAATGAAGCTTCTTTATTAGATATTGCTCAACAAATTATTCCATTATCAGGTGTAAGTTATGACTTAAATAAACTGCAAACTAATTTAGATGTAGCAAACCAAAGATCTGAAAAACTTTTATCTGAGATAACCGATATATCTAATGAAATTAGCTATTTAGATGAACGTATACAGCCTTTAATAGATAAACTAAATACTTTTAATATGGATGAGATTGAAGGTGCTTTAAATCAATTAAAATTGTATGACGAGCAACATAAAAAATTGCTATCTGATATAAAAGTTAAAGAAGTACAACATTCTCATATTCTAGACAAAATGAAAAAACTAGAAGATTTAGAATATGACCAAAATTGTACATTTTGTATGAATAATATATTTGTAAAAGATGCTATTCAAACTAAAGAAACGTTGTCTTTTCATGAAAATGAAATTAAAGATTTATTAAAGAAACAAGAATCTCTTGAAATTGCAATAAGTGGTTTAGAACAATATACTCTTCAAAATTTAGAAGTTAATGATATTAAGATAGAAATTCAAGAAATTAAAAATAAAAAATCTTCTTTAGAATTAACTTCAAGTCAAAAGAAAGTTGGATATGCAGCAGCGGAAAGTTTAAAGAAAGAATCTGTTGATAGCATTGCAAAGTATAATGAAAATAAAGAAGCTATTGAATATAACTTATCGTTTACGGGAGAAATTAATCGTATTAAAGAAGAGTTAGGCCAATATAAATCTGAACTAAGTATTATTAATTCTCAAATGTCTAAATTAATAACTGGCATTGAATTACAAAAACAAAATAAAACTAATGCTTTAAATAGTATTGAAAAACTTAGATCATTAGAACGTGAATATAAATTTTATGAATTATATTTATCTGCAACAAATCGTAACGGAATTCCATATGATTTAATTTGTAAGGTAATGCCTCAAATTGAAACGGAAATTAATAATGTATTAGGGCAATTGGTAGATTTTAATATTATGCTTCAAACAGATGAAAAAAATATTAATGCATATATTGTTTATGACGATGACAATTATTGGCCCTTAGAATTGACATCTGGAATGGAAAGATTTATTAGTTCATTAGCAATAAGAAATTCGTTAATTAGTATCACTAATTTACCTAAGCCAAATTTTATTGCTATTGATGAAGGGTTTACTCAATTAGACTCTGAGAATATGAATCAAGTATACTTACTGTTTAATTATCTTAAGACACAATTTGATTTTATGATGATTATATCTCATATAGATGTTATGAGAGATATGGTAGAACATTTTATTGATATTAAAAAAGAGCAAGGATTTTCTAAAGTTTCACTTATGTAACATAATTATATGTATAGAAATATCATATAATGTACAGAAAAGAATTGTTTTATAGAGGTTTAGACCAGCTTCCAGTATATATTGAAGATACTTTACAAAATTCTCCTTATTATTTTAATATTGTAGATATACCTAAAGTATTTGGGCCTGGTAAAAACTCAATTAGATTTAATTTAAACGAAAATAATCTTGACATTTACAATAACGTAGATGTTGAGATTATTGATTCATATGGAAATACTGTATATCACGAAGCCCCGGAATATTTTCAAAGAGATGAAGAAAATATTAGAGTATTAACTGTATTTCTTTATGATGATATTTCTAATGGTCCATTAACAATTACTTTTGTAGGTTATGCAAAAGCAGGATTAAATGGAGAGGAAGTACCAGAAGAGTTTAAAGACAAATATAATGTTCGTTATACTACCATAGTAGATTATAATCGATTCCAAAAAAATACAAGCAGATTATTATTTTCTCAAGACCCTTCTATTTCAATATCAGAAGCAAGAACAGCTTATGTTAGCAGAAGTTTAAGTCCATTAGATACAGTAACAGTATCAGGTAGCGGGATTTATCGTTATCAACAATCTTATCCATTATTAGATTTGCCTGCTGGCAAATCATTTATAAATGATATGCTTAATGGAACATTAATATTAACTGGCTCATCAATTTTACCTGATTTTAGTGGATATACAACATCTAGTTTTAATATATTTAATTCTAGAATATCTAATATTTATAATTCACAAGTAGCTATTTTAAATATTCCATGGACAGCATCTATACTTGGTCAAGGTTCATCTCCTTCATATGGATTAGTTAATAATGCAAATGTAAATTATACATTAACATATAATCCAACGCCAAATTATACTCCTATAAATAACTTTAAATCATTTATAAATTTAAAGATATCTAATTTAGACCCGGCATCAGGTTACTTAAAATATATAAAATTATACGGAAAGAGCCAAGGTAGTTTAGACCAATATGAATTATTAGGAGAATCTCAGACAATAGATAATGAATTATTAATTAATAGTGCTTCATATACACAATTTGATAGAAGTAATGTAGGATATTTTTTAAATACATCTTCATTTCAAAGTTTCTGGAACTATAATAATACATACTTATCTGCTTCATTTAATACATCTAGTTTATTTAATTCATTATACTTAAATCCACAAGTAGATACTACATTAAATAATGTGTTATTTACAAGTAATGTAGATATTAATTTCCAAAAAGAATCTTCATATAGATTGTATTTTAATTATGTAAGAGATACAAACTTTATATTAGAAGTATATATGTCTGGATCTGCCTTTATAAATAAAGAAGGTAACGGTCAAAAAGTATTTTATTTAGATTCTTCAAACTTTGGTCCTTCATATTTAAACTTTCCTATTGATTTTTTAGCTACGCAAACAGGTACTGGAAGATTGCAGTTTAAAATAATAACGGGCAGTTTTTATATAAGCGATATTTCTTTAAAATCCGGAGTTGATCAAGGATTTAATCCTTCAAACTTTAATTCATATTTTCCAATTAACGTAAAAAATCGTAACGATGTATATGATTTTAAAGTAGATTTTATTGATGATAACAATCAAATCAATAGTTATGAATTTGATAATGCAGGGGCTTCAAATATACAAGTATCTGGAAGTAATCAATTTATAAGTGGTTGTGATAATTTAATACCTGGATGTATACGTCTAGGAAATTCATTACAGCAAGGTATTCATTTAGACGGGCAAAATAATCAAGTTACGACTTATAATAATAGCACTGGATGGGTAATGTGGTCTGGAAGTCAAACAATAAGTGGAAGCAGCCAACCAGGGTCTGGATTTTATTTTGAAACAGGTGCACCATTTAATCATTATATAAAAGCTACAGTAGGAGGTCAAATACAAATAAGCGGGAGTGTATCTGGCGCAACGGGAGGTACATCTGTAGATACGGGTTCATTTGTAACAACTAGTTCATTTAATAGTTTTACAAGCTCTATTAATAATTTTACGAGTTCAATAAACAATATTACGAGTTCATTTGTAACTACTTCATCATTTAATAACTTTACAAGTTCCATTAATAGTTTTACAAGCTCCATTAATAACTTTACCAGTTCTATTAATAATGCAACGGGTTCGTTTGCTACAACAAGCAGTAATACATTTAATGGTAATCAAATTATTAATGGTAGTTTAATTGTTACTAATGGTATATCTGGAAGTTTAATAGATACGGGTTCATTTGTAACTACTTCATCATTTAATACATATACTTCTAGTATTAATAGTTTTACAAGCTCTATTAATAATAAAACAGGTTCTTTTACAACTACGTCATCATTTAATAGTTTTACAAGCTCTATTAATAATGCAACTGGTTCATTAGTAACAACTAGTTCATTTAATAATTTTACAAGTTCCATTAATAGTTTTACAAGCTCTATTAATAATTTTACGAGTTCCATTAATAATAAAACAGGATCATTTGTAACTACATCATCATTTAATAACTTTACAAGTTCCATTAATAACTTTACAAGTAGTATTAATAATATTACAAGCTCATTTGCGACTACCGGTAGTAATACTTTTAATGGAAATCAAATTATAACGGGTAGTTTATCAAACGGTGCTGCCACACAAGCACAAGGAGATTATTCTCACGCAGAAGGGTCTGGATCAAGAGCAGTTGGTAATTATTCACACGCAGAAGGAGAAGGTACAATAGCAAATCGTAATTATTCTCATGCAGAGGGTATAGGGACTATAGCAAATGGTAATTATTCACATGCAGAGGGTATAGGTACAACAGCAAATGGATATGCTTCTCATGCTGAAGGATATGCTACATTTGCAAATGGAGATTATTCTCACGCAGAAGGAGAAAGTACAACAGCAAACGGTAATAATTCTCATGCAGAAGGTTCTGGCACGACAGCACAAGGAAATTATTCACATGCAGAAGGAGAAAATACAACAGCAAATGGATATGCTTCTCATGCTGAAGGTTTAGATACAATAGCAAACGGAGATTATTCACATGCAGAAGGATTAGGTACAATCGCATCTGGTTCATATCAAACAGTAGTAGGCAAATATAATAAACAAAATAATTCTTCTTTATTTATTATTGGAAATGGAATTTCTGACGATGATAGAAGTGATATTGTATTAGTAAATAATAATAATATAGTTATAAATGGTAGTTTAGTTGTTACTAATGGTATATCTGGAAGTTTAATAAATACAGGTTCATTTGTAACAACTAGTTCATTTAATAATTTTACAAGTTCCATTAATAGTTTTACAAGTTCAATAAACAATAAAACAGGATCATTTGTAACTACATCATCTTTTAATAACTTTACAAGTTCTATTAATAATAAAACAGGTTCTTTTACAACTACTTCATCATTTAATAATTTTACAAGCTCCATTAATAGTTTTACAAGCAGTATTAATAATGCAACAAGTTCGTTTGCTACAACAAGCAGTAATACATTTAATGGTAATCAAAATATAATAGGTAGTTTATCAAATGGACTAAATACTAATGCATATGGAGATTATTCTCACGCAGAAGGTAATGAAACACAAGCATCTGGAGAATATTCTCACGCAGAAGGAGAAAGTACACAAGCAAATGGACATGCTTCTCACGCAGAAGGATATGCTACAATAGCACAAGGAGATTATTCTCACGCTGAAGGATTAGGTACAACAGCAGTTGGAAATTATTCTCACGCAGAAGGAGAAGGAACTATAGCGTCTGGGTCTGGGGAAACAGTAGTAGGTAAATACAATAAACAAAATAATACAAGTTCTTTATTTATTATTGGTAATGGAACAGATAATTATAACAGAAATGATTTAGTTTTATTTAATACTAGTAGCGTTGAAATTAGTGGTTCTTTAATCGTTAATAATCAAACATTACCTGCAATTAATACTTTAATATCAAGTACTCAAACTGGGTCATTTGCTACAACATCATCATTGTATTATATAGGCACAACTCCTATTTATTTAAACAGAACCAGTTCTAATCAAAACTTATATGGTATTAATATAGATGGAAATGCTATAACTGCTGGAACTGCTGGAACTGTATTAAATACTAATTTAGGAGCAACTGCTATAGGCGTAAGTCAATTTATATCATCTTCTGAGTATTCTAAACCTGCTGGTTATCAAGGATATTTAGTACATAGTTCTATCGGCTTACCTGCTGGAGTATCAGGATGGCTAGCATATAATGTTGTAGGTAAAAGAGATGTAGAAGAAGGAACTTTTGCTACATTAACAAGTCAAAATGGAAGTATGTGGTTTGGATTTGCTCTTACTTCAAGTGTTTATCCTACTTGGACTAAAATTCAAACTGTTGATGCATTTAATGCAATATCAAGTTCTTTTACAACTACTTCATCATTTAATAATTTTACAAGTTCCATTAATAATGCAACTGGTTCATTTGTAACTACATCGTCATTTAATACATATACATCTAGTGTACAATCAGCTATTAATAGTATAGGAGGTAAAGCAAATCTTGTCGGCGGTAATACATTTAGCGGAGATCAAACAATAAGCGGTTCTTTAGAATTTACAGCTGCTAATACTGCTATTACTAGTAATATTAAAATTACTGATATTCAAAATGGCAACCCGTCTACACTATATCAATTTAATGGAGATAGGTATAGAGGAGCATTTGGAGATATGATGATAACAGATGAAAACGATCCTACACGTTTAGAACTTGTTCGTTTTAGTATAGCCCTTAAAATTAACAATAGCGGTGTTTTAGATTCATACAGCGTTATAACATCCTCAGCAGATTTAACTGATATATCATTCTCTACAGATATAAGCTCAATATCAAATGTAAAAATAATAGCGTCTGTTGCTGGTGGAGGATATACATATACAGCTAGAATATCCAATGTGCATCTTTTAGCAATTTAATATTTATAATATATGAATAAAACAATAGCACTTTTCCCTGGAAGATTTCAACCTTTCGGAAAACATCATGCAGCTGCATTTATGTGGCTTCAAAATAAATTCGGCAAAGAAAATACTTATATCGTAACATCAAATAAAGTAGACCCAGAAAAATCTCCTTTTAATTTTAACGAAAAGAAAGCCATTATTGAACTATATGGTATTGACCCGTCTCATATTATTGAAGTAAAGAATCCGTACAGTCCCGCAGAACTATATGGCCAAATTGACCCGGAAACTACTTCGGTAGTATTTATGGTTGGAGAAAAAGATATGGGAGAAGATCCTCGATTTAAAATAGGAACGAAGAAAGACGGAAGTCCTAGTTTTTTTCAAAACTTTAAAGGAAATGAAAATAACTTAGAGCCATTATCTAAACATGGATATTTAATTACTGCTCCGCATATTTCATTAAAAGTGCCTGGGTATGGAGAAATGTCCGGAACAGAAATAAGAAGAGCATTAGGAGATATTACAAAAACACGAGAAGAAAAGAAAGAAATATTTCAAGAAATATTCGGATGGTATTCAGAAAAAATGGCTAACTATATATTTGATAAACTAGAAAATAAAATGACAGAAAAATTTAGTAAAGATTGGTGGTTAAATAAACTACTTCAAGAAGATTGTTGGGATGGATATAAACAAGTTGGTATGAAGAAAAAAGGAAAAAAGCAAGTTCCTAATTGCGTTCCTATTAATGAGGATGAATTAATTATACATGCTTTAGAAAGTGCCGGTGGCAGTTCTATACAATTATTATTGTGCGGAGGTGCGGCCGGTCATATGAAACACCCCTTTGATTTACCTCAAGTAAATTCTGGTA